GCATCTACCGCCCTCTTAGCCTGTGTGCTTGCAGGTGTTGCAGTGTTTACCTGAACCATGCCGTCTACAAATCCCTGTGTGAAGTTGTAACCGATCTGAACCATCTTTCCGTACAGTCCTTCAAACTCTTTCAGAGCGGTGGTCGTGACTGTCTGTGCTGCCATCTTGACCTCATACTGTTTGTTCTTGAGAGCCTGTACAAAGTTGTCCATTCCTGTGTCTGCTGTGCCAGGAACTTTTTTCATTGCTCTTTCTGCTTCTTTAGGAACTTCGCCTACCGTGTCCTTGGCAGCCTGTCTGGTTGGCTCTTTGGCATTTCTGATGTTGTCATCAAAATCGTTCATTCCCTTCGCAGCCTGATCAGAATTCAGCTGAACCCACTTGTTCAGTTCTGCTTCTGAGTCAGTGTATATTTTCCGGTAGGCATCAAGTGTATCCTGTGTGACACCATCCGTGCCTTTTTCGAATGCTTCTTGAATCTTGTTGAGATTCTCTCTTGCATTCTTGACCTGGTTTTCAAGGGACTCCTTCGTACCGTCTTCGGCATGGATGAATCCATCAACCAGTTCCTGAAGCGATGCCTGCATCTGATATACGCTTCCAGAAAGGACGGAGGCACTCAAACCCTCGTAGTTTGCGATGGTCGTGTTGTACCCTACAAGATCTTCCTCAGCGATGTTAAGAGAATTTCCAAGTTCGCCTAATGCGTCTTGTGCTGTTTCCAGTGCTAAACTGGCATTCCTGGATTTTTCTGCTGTCTCATCGGTTGTATAACCGAACATTTCCTGTTCTTTTGTTGCCTGTCGTTCCCAATGCGTGGCATCCGCAAGGAGATGATTTACTTCGAGCTGTTTCTGTGCGTATCTACCTGTCAGGTCTGCCACTTGCTTTTGTGCATCAGCCTGTTTTGCGACGGCATCGAGATAATCATCCTCATGTGCTTCCAGCATTGCCTCTGCACGTTTTTTCTGAATAACTTCATCAATGGACGTACTCAGTTTACCGTTTGCCCCAACCAATTCCTCAATCTGTTCCCTTTCCATGCCAAGTGCCTCTGCCAACTGGTTGAGATACATGTCAGCCAGTGCTTGGCTACTTTCCGTTGCAAGTCCTGTCGAATCTACAAGATCGTTATATTTTTTTACAAGCTGTTCAGCAAGCGTTGAGTTTTGGTTGATAGACACAATCTCCTGATCAGTGGCATTCTTCATGTCGAGCCTTGACTGATGGAGAGTGTTTGTGGTCTTGATTAATTCTTTGTCTTGTTCTGTTAATCCGTACTCAGCCTCATATTGCCTCATAAAATTGTCTGAGTTAATCTTCATTGCTATTCCGAGTGCCGTAATGCCACCGATAACAAGACCGATTTGTGGAACTAATGCACTGAACCCAAGTCCGTCTGCATTAATGATTGCTCCGACAGCTTTCATCCATGTGCTTGCACCCTCGGTGGCTTTACGCATTTTGATAAACATGTCAACCGCACCGCCAATGCCTGTCATAAGTCCTCCTGTGACTTTCAGCAATGGACCGATTGCAGCAACCATGCCTGCCGTCCTTGCAATATTCTTTTTTTCTTCGTCACTAAGGTTTTTGACCCATTTACGGAAATCATCTACGATTTCCACCGCCTTTTCGAATACAGGATACAGGTCACCGATCAGGGTATCGCCAAGATCGATTGTGGAATTTTTTAACTTGTTAAGTGCTTTTCTGGCTTTGAGTGATGGTGTTTCCAACATCTTTAACGCATAGTCGGTCTGTCCTGTGACATCGCTCATACGCTCTAATTCATCATTCAGAACTTTAGAATCCTGTGACATGAGTGCGTTCGCAGCACGACCCGAACGGATATTTTTAAACAGGTTAGCAAATGCTTCGGAGTTTCTGTCCAGGTTGTTATATAAGATTTCCAATACCTCGCCAAGACTCATTCCTTCAGCCATCAGCTGTGCGAATGTCTTCCCATCTGTGAGTTCGCTTAACAGTACGGCTGCATCCTTGTCAGGCTTCTCCAATTCGGTGAACAGTGCATTCAGCATTGTGGTTGCCCTTGCAGTGTTGACACCCTGTTTGGTCATTGTCGCATAGGCAGCTGCAATCTGCTCGATGCCTACGTTATAGGCTGCGGCAGTAGGAATAACTACGCCCATAGATGAAGCAAGTTCGTCTACGATTGTCTTACCATCGTTCTGAGTGCGTAGTAACAAATCACTCAGGTAGGCAGCCGAATATGTCTCCTTGCCGTATGCATTCATGATGGTGGTCAGCAGGTCTACCGACTTCTCGGTAGTTGTGAAACCAGCACGAGCAAGCCTTGTGGCATCGCCCATGAACTCTACCGCATCTCCGGCATCGACTGATGCAGACACCGCCTGGTAGGCAGCCTGTGTCAGATCGTCCAGTGCAAAGCCTGAAGCATCCGAAAGATCGATAAGTCCCTGTTTCATGCTTTCCATCGGCTCTTGCGATTCGGTGGCGATGGTGTAGATCTTCGCCATGCCGTCCGTCAGGTTCGATGCATTCTTCACACCATAGGTCCCCAAGGCAACGAGCGGTGCGGTGATGTACTTTGTCATGGAATCACCGATACCCGCAAGAGTACCGCCAAGATCCTTGACATAGCCGTTGATGGTTTCAAGACTGCTGGGAATGTTTTTTAATTGTTCACGGAACTCAGCCAGTTTGGTCTTGGCATTCTCCATGTCCGTGCCGTACTTGTCTACTCTTGCAGATGCACGGTACAAGGTGTTGGATGCATCCTCGACAGTTGCCTTTACCTTTCTCTGCTCGGCTTCGTTTTCACGTACTGCCCTGGTTGCGTTATTGAGTGCCTGTTCCTGTTCCTTCAGCTTGGCTTTCTCTTCGTCCAGTTCCTTGCTCTGTTCGTCCAGTTCCTTTGTCAGCTGTTTGACAAAAGGATGGCTCTTTCCAAGTGTGTCGGAGTAGTACTTGAGGTTTTCCTTTGCCTTGTCATACCGCTCTTGCAGGATCTTGACCTGAAGTTCCTGTGACTTGTATTCCTTGGTTTCCTGTTCGACAGTCTTGGTCAGCTTCTTCTTTTCCTGTTCAAGTTCCGCAATTTTCTTCTGTGCATTCTCCTGTGCCTTTTCGTAGTTATCGGCAGCCTTTGTCTCTGCCTTGACCGCTTCCTCGTATGTATCACTCGCAGCCTGAACAACACCCTTCTGATGCTCGATCTGCTTTGTCAGCTGTTCACGGATCTTGCGGTTTTTTGTCATTGCGGAGTCATTCGCATCGAAGGTGGCGGTGATACGTTTCATCTCGGCATCAAACCGCTTGGCTTCTGCCGTGATTTCCAGGAAAGCCTGTCTGAACTGCTTTACACCCTCTACACCAATACGTGGACCGATACTTACTGTCATATCGTTATCCTCCTAAATAAATAGTCTGTATATAAAAAGAAACGTTAGATAATGTATCATCCATTACCTAACGTTAAACATTTGATCGAATTGTGATAATTTTTTCTTTTCGGTTTTCTGCTTCGCACCGTTGTCGATAGCAAGACAAGCAAGCATATCCAGCATCTCCGCATACGGAGTTACCAGTATCTCCCGCTTGTCCATGCCTATCTTTCTGCCGTAGAAGAGAAACCACGACAAGTTTAGTCTAATGTTTCGCTTGTCTTTTTTTTTGACTTGCTCGGCTCGACCTCGACAGTCTGCTTTACACCAAGGAATGCGTTTACAGCTTCCTGGAATAACTCGCTGACAATGGCAAAGTCCATATACTTCAGTGCTTCCTCGTCAACAAGCTGAATTTCGTGTGACGGATCTTCAAAGTGCTTTGCTTCCTCGTAACCCTGATTCATGAGACGGATGAACTTAATCATGTTCATGGACGCTTCTGCTGAATCGCAATCGAACAGGTCACCCATGCGTTCCAATTTCTGTTCAGGGCAGATTTTTGCAATCTCAAAATTAATTGCCACCGTTCTTAAAAATTTGATTTCTCTTCCTTGTACTTTCATTTATTCGTTCTCTTCTCCCTTTGATTATGCATATCTTCTGTATGCATTCTTAATGTTAGCCTGATCAACTTTGACATACCCAAGGGTTGTGTCAATACAGAAAGACAAGCTGATACCCCACAGCACCCTGACAAGGATTCGCTTGAATCAGCCTGTCAGCACCGCCACGATAGATACCGTCTGCCGTCTGTGCAACTGTCAGCCTGGTGACTTGATGACATGGCAACCAGAGAAAGAGGAGAAATGATCTCCTCTTTTTTTTACTACTACTTTATTCTGATTTAAAGTGTCCTTTTAATCACTGGTTAACTTTTTCTATAACCTTCAGTTTCAGCACTCCAATATAGTTTGTTGAACTGTTGTGCAAAACATCCGTTGTATTAGGTCTTACCATCTGACCACCACCAGTAAGTGCGTATCCGCATGTATCAGGCTGATAATCTGTAAAGCACTGATTACACAATCCGTTTCTATTTGGCTCAACAAGACTTGCAAGATCATCAGCTTTTCCAAGTGTTGCAACTGTGTACAATTTTTCGTTTTCAAGTGAATAAAACAGAATATCCAGTTTATTGTCTGAACGAGGTTCTGCTCTTTCAAGCATCAATATTCCATATGGTTCACGCATGAGAATCATTCCATATGTTGCTTGTGAACCAGTTGTTGCCTGTGTTCCGCTTCTTCTGCTTGATGGTTCAAGTGAACAGAGCATAGTCAGTGTACTGAAATCAAGTTCACCGTTTGCATCTCTGTTAACTTTCCATAAATTGTGATTTGCGTTAAAGCTGTCCGTTGCCCAATATGCTGAATCATCTGTAAATGTCATTCCTAACGCACGATATTTCTGACCGTTAGACGCAACTTCTGCCCATGTGATGCCCTTATCTTCTGAAGCCCACACTCTGCAATGCCTGTCTATATCACCTGTTGAACAATACAGAATGTCCGCATAGAAATCATAAACAACTGTGTGAATATGTCCGATTTCGTTGTTTGGCTCATCTGAAGCAGGACTTTCATAGAATACATGTTTGAAACTGTGTGCAATAGTCCAATTTGAAACATTTGTATATGGCTTTGTCACTCTCCAAATGTTTCGCCTGTCATTGTTCTGCTCATCTGTCAGTGAGTGTTTAGCATATTCGCCGAAAACAAACGAACCATCATCAAACTGTACGCATGAAATTGATTCAAGGAAACCATACGGAGCAGGGTTATTTCCGAAGTCCACACGAACAGGTGAAGTATAATCCGTATGCGGATAGATAATCGGATTTTCACGTTTCCACTTTCTCAAACAGATAATATCGCCGTCTGCTGTGATTGTGTACAGATAATCCTGTGGACTGACATTGTTTGCAAGCGATAAATCCCAATCAAACACATATTTAATATTTTGCATGTTTGAATCTGCAAAATAGAATTTATTATCGGTGCCATCGAGCAAAAGAAAACCTTGATAATTAGGGAATGATCCAAATGCCATTTTGTAAGCCATCAGCATAAGGTTGTTCATGCTTACCGTAATTCCTTCTGTGTATTTTACAGTGCTGAAATCAAGTGCATACTTTTTAATTGGTGGAAGATATTCCGGTTGCAGGCAAACATCATACGGCTGATAAGGCAGTGCTGTTTCGCCTTCGTTCACCATTACCTCGTCAATAAGTATCTGGTGCGAGAAGCGAAAATATTTTGCATTTGTAGGACTTGTAAGTGTCAAAGCTGTGTCTGATGACGGAACACCAGAAATAAATGTCTTGTTCTCGTCATACCACGCCACAACGTGCTTTGTTGAAAATGTATATTTTGTATAGGGTGAAATCTCAATAAAATTTGACGATCTGGCAGATGGAAGTTCCACAAGTTCGCCTGTTGCGCTTGCGATGGAATAACCACCAATAGAATCAGAAATATTATACAGATTTTTACTGTATACATATTTATCCGCTGAGTTATCTCTGATCTCCTCTGATGTTTCTGCTTTGAGGTCATTGAGCAATTCGTCTGTTTCTTCTGCTGTGTATACTTGTGTGCCGTTAACTGAAAAATGCAGTTCTGCCGTTTGGCTTTCGTATACCGTTGTTGAACATGCGAAACTGCTTCCGCCAGTGCCGAAATAAAGCATAACAAGAAACTCAGTATAGTTTGTATTAGTGACTGACAGTTCATCGTTGCCCGTTATATCTGCCGTCTGTATTCTTGTTATTTCTGTAAATACTCCATTCTGTCCGCCGTAAACAATAAATCTGTTTGTATTGCCGACTGCATGAATGTGATATGTGTAGTTTGGTTTTACATTGAATCGTGCGCTTCGTGCGTTGTCCGTGTCAACGATCACGCCACCTGTCCCTGGGTATTGGTTGACATATACGCCGTCAAAAATATTACGATATGGTGTGATTCCTTCCACAGCGTTTTCTATGGCTTCATCGGTTTGTTCTTTCGTGTACAGTTCAACGCCGTTCACTGTAAACGGTTCTGTTTCGTCTCCGAATGATTCTGTTACACGAAAGGTCATAGACTGCTCTGTTAGATAGTTCATGAAGCAGAGCAAATAAGTATAATTGTTAGTATTTGTATATTCGTATGTGTCACCAGTTACGGCATGCACTGGTTCACTTCTATATACTTCTGTCGGTGTACTTCCTTCTGCAATAGTATTAGAAACATAAATGCGGAATCTGTTATGGTTTCCAATTGCAGAAACAAGGTATTTATAACCTGCCTGCATTGGAATAACCGCCATCAGTGAATCGGCATTTGCCTCAAAAACGCCATTGTTTACCCAATAATTCTGAAACTGTCCGCTATTTACAACCACGTTTCCGTAGTTCGTGATTCTATTTATTGCGTTCTTTAAATCAGAAACATCTGTCGTTAAATCCCCAACTTTGGTGTCCGCATTGGCAATGCCGTCTTCCATGTTGTTTAATTTGGAAGCGGTGATTGTCTCACCATACTCCCATGTATGTTTGTTATAAGCCATATATTAGCTTACCTCCCATATTAAATTTCATAATTAAAACAAAATAGGGAGACTGTTACATCTCCCTATTTGTCGGTGGTTTTCATCCGGCATAGTCGATGCCGACTATGGCACTACCGACCACCCCAATAGTGCCTACTGTCCCCCCAATAAAGCCTGTAAGACACTATATGCCAATGCTTCCGTTGTCTGGTTTGCACCGACCCTCTGCCATCTGTGGTTGTCGGAATCGTCACGCATGATGGTTGCTTCCAGTTCTGTTGTCTGGAAATCGATACTTTCTTCCTGTGTTTCCGCTTCAATGCCAAGGTCGCTGAAGATTGTCTTTGGCAGAACATACGGAACATAGGATGTAACACCGTCTTCCATCACTCGAACGATGAAGCCTACACCGACATAAGGCTTTGCCTGTCTGTCATCGTAGTCATATACATCCACTGTGTTACCGCCACTGCCAAGAGATACGCTTGTCGCTTCAGGAAGTCCCATGATCAGCGTTCTTGCTTCCGCTTTCAGTCCGTCTACTGTCAGTGTGACTGTGCCGGAGCTGAATGTATTTCCGGCAGATTCCGCAACAACGTTGTCTGCATAGAAATCGTTGTCATCGTTGGTCTCGATGTCCAGAGAAACATCGACACCTCTTGCCAATGGCATCAGTCCTGTGTAGGAGACTGTTGTGCCTGTTGCACTGTAGAGTGCGACTACTGGTTTGGAAAAGCCAGTAATTACCTGTCCGTTAGCCATTTTTGTTTTTCCTCCCTAACGTTTAATTGTTTAAAAAGAAAAGACCTGAAATTACTTCCAGATCCTTTCCATTTGCTTTTCGAAATTCTCACGGATTATCTCGATTGTCCTTACGGTCTCTCTCGATACCGTGTTGTCCATGAATGGCTGTGCCACCATGAACGATGTGCCTTTGTTAACCGACCTTGCAATCATCGCATTCGGCTGACCCTTCGGATATTTCTTAGTCTTGATCTCGTTATATCCATCGAAACCGCACTTGACGTTGTATCCGTTGTTCCCTGCATGCATCTTCGCAATACCGAACGATTCGATCAGTCCCTTGTACTGTTTGGAAGACGGTCCGCTTCTGAGCCTTTTCTCATGGTGCGACCCATCATCGACATTGATATCCAGGATGGATCTCTTGATGGCATTGCCCATGTGCTTTCCTGCGGGATAGATCGATTTGCCGATAACGCTTGTCAGTGTCCTGTCGGTCTTGATGCACAGATCGATAAATTCATCCATTCCCTCTACCTTGAATGTCGGCATGTTACAAAATCCTCCATCTCCATGTGTAATGGATAAAATGTGTCTCTTCCTCAAACTGGACATCGTCAAGATTCCATTTGCACGACTCGATCTGATTCAGGGCATCCTGGATCGCATCAGCCATCGGATCGTACTCAGTCTGCGTGAAGTAGTCCACCGTACCGCCGATTGCCTGTTCACGTTTGTGAAGATCGGCTTGTAGTGCCGAAGGCTCGGTGTCCTCTTGCCATATGCATGTTCCCGCATTCTCAACATACCGCCAGTAATGGTAGACTGTCAGTCCCTCGATGCCTGTCAGTGCATCACGGATCTTCGTGATCTTATTCAGCGATGTCATGGTAGTCCTCCAATCTCTGCAACGAAAGACGAGTGTATCTCAGATTGGTGTTCTCCTCTATGACATGCTCAACACGATGCACGACCATCTGTCTGCCATCACCGATGACGGCAATCATATTCGGCTGAATTTTTCGGTCTTCATGCACGTATGCAATCATGTCAATGCGTTCATTCTGTCCAAGTGCAAGGTAGTATCTGTTTGTGTATACATTTCGCTCCTGAAACCAGTGCTTCCTGAATGGCACAAGTTTCATGCTCGGCATATCACCATTTTCTGCCGTGTTCTCTAATCGGCAGATCTTCATTGTGCCACTGTCAAGAATCATACTGTTTCACTCGCTTTCTGCCTGAACAGTCTGTTGTTCAAGTTCCAGCGGAGCATTCTCGGCATATTCTGGATGTAGTACGAAGTGTATTTGCTACCAGTGGTCTTTCTCTTCTCGTAAAGCCACATCGCATACATGGTGATGAGCCTGAGGTCTGATTCCGACTCATAGTCCAGTGTCACACCTTCCCATCCGATCATGTCGATTGCGGATAAGATGTACTGTCTGAGATCGGCAATCTTCTTTGCCTTGTCCTCCTCATCCATGTAATCAAGAAGCAATTCGTCACTGTTCAAGACCATCTCTATCAGGATAGCCATAATCTCTTCTGTCATATCAAATGCCCCCTGTTTTTAAAAATGAAAGGAGCATGTTTTGCCATGCTCCCTAGGTTGTGTTTTAGTGGGTTTGCTCGTCAGCCTGTGTAGTCCCTACCAACGATAGCACTGCCCACCACTCCGACAGTGCCTATTAATTTGCTGTGTCAGCTGCGAAAGTCATTGCAGCTGTAGGTGCAGCAGTACCGCCAACAGTGACAGCACCGAATGCTTCTGCAATGAGCGGTAAGCCGTCATAACGTGCAGTTGCTTTCCATACTGTCTGATCCTGAAGGAACCTTACATGCTGAGACTCAGCGAACTGTCTTCCTGCTCTTTCTGCAAGCAGATAGAGATCGAAGTAACCGTAGATGATTACGTTGTCAGGAATGAAATCGAGAACAACGAGATCGCCACCGATAACAGGCATAACACCATTTACACCGCTGACGATTGCACCGGAAGCATTGATTGTGATTGCTTCTGTTAACAGTTTTGTGTATGTAGCATCATTCATTACCCATGTAACGTTGCCACGAGCGAAGCTGTTCTTGATGACACCTCTGAGTGCTACCAACTGCTGGAACAGTTTGACACCTGTTGCGTTTGCAGCAGTGATGTTTGTCAGATGTGTTGTGTGCAGATCTGCCCAAGGTCTTGCAGTTGCCGGATAATCGGAAGGCTGTTCTGTCTGAGCAAGACGAGAAACGATACCCAGTGGCATCTTGTTGTTTGTAGTTGTGTTCTTTCCGTAAAGGATAGCCTTGTCGAGTGCAAGACCGATGCCATAGCCAAGTGCAGTGATGATCTCGGATGCAAGGTTTACATCGGAGTCCTCAAGTTGAGAATTGCAGAGTGCGTAGTAACCACCGACCTTGTAACAATCCACGGTGGTGTCTGCGAACGTCATGCTCATCTCGTTCAGGTTAGCACAGCATTCTGTCCAGATAGCTTCCTGCAAGCCACCCATGATGACCATTCTGCCTGTGCCGGAGATAGCACGTGCCATAACTTTTCTGTACAGTTTGGAATAGTCTTCAATGTTCTCACGGAGGTATCCAAGGAAAACCTCAGGGATTGTCAAGCCAACATTTGTGATGGCTCTCTTTTCTTTCATTGCGGAGCGAACTTCGCCAAGGAAATTCTTAACATCTTCCTGTGCGAAAATTGCGTTGCGTGTCTGGATGTCCAATTTTCCAAAGACATTTCTCTTGTTCATTGTAATGTTTACCTTCCTCTCTTCTGGTAATACCTCAGGATTTACTTCTGCCTGTGGTGTTGCTTCTGGCTCTTTGTTTGCTTCTTCTTCGATCTTTGCCAGTTCTTCTTTGTAGCCTTCGATTTCCTTTTCCAGTTCCTCTTTGGCTTTTGTGTTTTCTTCTTTTTCTGCTTCTAAAGCATTGACCTCTTCCTCGACAGTGTTAACTTCCTCGTCTGTCTCGGCTTCCTCAAGTGCTTTCTGCAATTCGCTTTCCCTTGTTTCCAGTTCCTTAAACTTTTCAAGGATTGGTGCGAGATTGCCGTTTGCTCGGTCAATCTTCTTTTTCAGCATCAGTGCTTTGATTGCCATTTTTTCCTCCTGTCAATCTGTTTAAAAGTTCCTTCTTGCGAAGCTGAAGTTTCCTCTTCGCAATGTTCTCAAGATCATTCTTCCTGGCATTAACGTGTGTTGCTTCATAGGCGGGAAATGTCACACATGAAATTTCATAGAGTGGATCTACCTCTGTGATAGTCCAATGGGTAGTTCCATCACTCCGTGTTTCCTCTGTCTCTGACTTGATGCAGAAACCAAAGGAACACCCTGAAATGTCACCACGCTTAATCCGCTCGTAAGCATTCATCGCATCGGTGTCTTTCGGATTGATCTTGATTGTTCCCCACAAACCATCTTCCCTGTCTTCTAGGGATAACGTTCCGGCACGTACTCTCCCTAAAACAATGTCATCGTTGTGGTTGTATAATGCTCTGACATCTTGATGTATAGAATTCCTGAACGCTCCTGGTGCGATGCTCTCGGTAGCACCTTCCCAGACTTGATAGTCGGAGTTGTATACAACGAAACAGCCAGTTAAGGTCAGTTCGTCAGAGTCATCTCTAGTCTCTAAGTTTTTAAATTCGTAATATCTCGTTTCCATCAGTTATTCCTCCTGATCTATCAGCTTGCTCTGATCGCCTAAACGATCAATCGGCAAGTAGTTCTCTAATACATGCAATTCGTTTAACCCTTCCATCGGATCGTAGCCAAGGATGCTTCTCACCTCGTTGCCTGTCACGATCCCTCGGTCATACAAGACACCGAACACCTGAGAAATAGATGTGACATCCCAGTCCATCAAAGATCTTGTGTTGAATCTCAGATACCAGTTCTCGGAGATAATCAGCTTCTTTGTCAGTTCCTGTGCGATTCTCAGGCACATGGGACCGATGACAGTCTGAATGAAATTGTTCCACTGCTTCTGGTTGTATTCGCCTACACCCAAGACAAACGGTGGAACACCCAGAATCGCAGCAACAAGCCGTTTGTCCATCTCTGCCGTGTCCGCAATCGCAAGATCCGCAAGAGACAATGGTCTGACCTGCTCAACCTGGAACTGTTCGCCTGGAATCAGCCACGGCTCTCCCGCTTCTGCTGACTTGACATAGGCATCCAAGATCTTCTGTCTTCCCTCTGGTGTAGAGAACTCGTCAATCATTGCATCGACCTTGACGATGATTGACGGCTTCCACTTAGAGGACATGAATGCATTCTCTGTCTCTCGGCTCTGTTTCAGATTCTTAGCCAAGTCTCTCAAGGAAACATTCAATCCTCTGCCCCAGTACAGATAGTTCTTGTCTGGGTTCAGGGTGATGTGAATCACATCGCTCGGATCTCGCTCCCTGCCATCGATGACGATCTTGTATTTCGTGTAACTGGTAAAAAGAAAAGAAACCCTTGAAGCACTGACTGGCTCTAGGTTTCTTATGATTCCACCGTAAGTGTGTGGCAACACGATGGAGTTGCCCTTGCCATACAAGAGCAGATTCATGACAATGGCTTCCATCCATGCGTACCTTGTCATGGTGTCCATCGGATTGATGTCAATCTTTCGTGACAGTTCGTTCTTGATTCGTACATCGCCATCCTTGGTGTTGCTCATGAGATAGATCGTCATGGATGCCACCAGCTGTGCGATGGCTCGGCATCCTGTGACTATCTCAGGGCATTGGTCAAGCGATGTGTACTCGGTGCAACACAGATCATTGAAATCCGTAGCAAGTACATATCCGACATTGCCTGTGTTCCGCTTCTGTTGCGGAATACCGTTGCTCCTATTTTTCTTTTTCTTGCTCATCTGCTATATACCGCCTTTGTGTTTAACCGAAAAAGTTTGATATCTTCGTCTGCTTCTCCTCGCCCTGTTCCATCGCTATGCATGCGAATACCGATGCATCGAACAGATCGATTCGGTGTTCCGGCTGTACCTTGTCGTACTGCACCGCATCATCGGTCTTCTCGACCGCCCTGACGTTTGACACGCAGTACTCGTAGGCTTCCGAATGCAGATAATAAAGCTGACCATTCTTTACCGAATGCTCAATGTGTCTGAAACCCTGTGATTTCAGATAGAAATACTGTGGTATGTCCTTGATGATGAATCCGCTTTTCTTCATCATCGGAAAATACTCCTGTTGTGCAAACTTGCGGTCATGTCCGACCATCGATATCTTGAATCCCATTGACCGCATGTCGATAAACCACTGCACGATGTCTCCCATGTTTACTGTCGGAGAGTTGCACATCGTCAGCCACCCATCGTCCTGCCATCCGAACAGCGGTATGCCGTCCTCGTCAGCTTTCTGTACCGCCATTGTCCGTGGGAAGAATGCATGAGTGATCACGATATCCACCCCCTGGTACTGACCGAACAGGCATGCTGCGGTTAAGTCATACGTTCGTGACAGGTCCGCACCACCATACCATCTGATCGGCAGGTGTGCCAGTTCCTCAAGTGTCCAGTTGTACTTGGCATCCGACCGTCTGAACTCCTCGATATCGAAGTATGCCTTGAGGTCGTTGGTAAATACATTCAGAGACTTGGCAAAGAAGTCCTTTCGTGACTGCGGGTCGTTCTGTGCCTGAAGCGAATCGTTAAGGATTTCCTGTGGTCTGATGGTTATGCCGTAGTTAGGGTTAGCCATTTCATGTATCTCTGGGTTTGTGTAGTCCACCTCGCCTGTTGCCGGATCGGGATCGGCTTCACAGATGAAGATGAAGTACTGCTCGTCTTCCACGATGCCGTCTAAGACTTTCTTACAGTATTCCAGTCTCTTGCCTAAGAACCCTTGGGCATTATCGCCCGCCGTGGAAATTCCAATTAAAAGTTTGTTTGAGTATGCTTTCATTGCTTGCTGGAATAAGTTGTATTGCTTCGGCTGTTTAAACGCATGGATTTCATCAAGTATGGCACACGAACAGTTCAGAGAATCTTGTTTGTCAGCACTCGCAGCCAAAGCCTTAACAAAGAAAGAACCGTCAGGAAGGGTTGCACTAAACGAGTGATCGTTGTGGTTGTCATTGATATGAACCGAACCGCCATCTTTATCCCATTCACCCATGTTCTTTATGTTATAGGTCATGAAGTTGAACGACTCCATTGACTGAATGAGTGCAGCAGAAGCGATATAACACTTGCTACCGCTCCGTCTGTATAACAGAGACAATGCCCAAGCCAATGCTCCGGCAAAGCCTGTTTTTCCGTTCTTCCTGGGCATGTATATCAGTGCTTCGTGGAATCTTACAACCTTGCTGTTATGCCCCTTGAAACCAATCAGATTGTAGATAATGTACTTCTGAAATGGTTGCAATAAAAAAGGTGTACCTCTGAGTGGTGTTCCATCCAGTGATTCACCCTGTTGATGACACATGGTCTTCTCAATAATATCTATACAAAAGTCCGCATCCTTGGCATCGAAGTCATACCGCTCATCGTGCAAGTCCTTCAGAAACCTAAGAACACCTTTTTTCTGATACTGGCATGCAATCTTGCGACCGCTGACAATATCCTGTGCATATCCGTCTACCTCATCCCAGTGCTTTCCAAGCCTGATGACCGTCAATCTGTCAGTTCCTTCAAGGCACTGGCTAATGCACTAGCCTTTGCCTTTTCCTTTTCTTCACTGAATGCCTTACGCAATCCGCTCGGTGTGAGTCCAAGCTGTGACCAATATGTGAGGGCATCCTTTTCGCATTCCTGCAGGATGGCAAGTAACGGATTCTTGGCGAGATTCTGTGCCCCTCTGTCCTGAGTTTTAATCACCATCAGCTGGCATCCCTCGTCAGTCCACTGCTTTAAGGCAGAATCTCGTCTTGCCAGGATGTCTGCGAGTGTATCTATTGCACCTATGTATGCATCTTGATAAGTACCGACCGCATTCATGCTTTCGATAATCTTCTTTTTCCATGCACCACGTTTCATTCACTTTCTCCCTTCGCAAACTTCCATAATGCCAGTATGGCACTAACCTTTTTTACGTTTTTGACTGTTTCCTATTTTTAAAAATTATTTCCGAAATAAATTATGGCGAATCTAGGGGGTATCTAGGTATACCCCATTATTTTCGCCCTGGGAAAACACTTAAAAAAACCTCTAAGTTACGGAAATGTT